AGAGCTAACTTTAGAAACATTGTAGAGCCGTTCCTAAGAGAAGTACAAGGTAGAAGAGGTATCACTGACTTTTTAGTTGTTTGTGATGAAACTAACAATACAGGCGATGTAATAGATAGAAACGAGTTTATTGCTGAGATTTTTGTAAAACCAGCAAGATCAATCAACTTTATCTCATTACAATTTATCGCTACTAGAACTGGCGTTGCTTTTGAAGAAGTAGCGGGTTAAGGGGAGAATAAAAAATGGCAAACATTTCAGACTTCAAAGCTAAACTTGCTGGCGGTGGCGCTAGAAATAATCAGTTTAAGGTTACAATGCCTTTTCCTGGTTACTCACAAGTTGGTGGCGAAATAGAAGACTTGGCTTTCTTATGTACAGCTACAAGTATACCAGCAATGAACGTTGCTGAGGTACCTGTTAACTTTAGAGGAAGACCAATTTATATCGCAGGTGACAGATCATTTGACACTTGGCCGATTACTGTATTAAATGATACAGATTTCAAATTAAGAAACGCATTTGAAAGATGGCAAAATGGTATCAACAATATGTCAGACAATGAGGGATTAACAAATCCTGCTGACTATCAAGTTGACGCTTTTGTAGATCATTTAGACAGAAATGGTAACACTATTAAGTCTTACACATTGAGAGGACTATTTCCGATAACAATATCTGAGATAGGACTATCATATGCTCCGACAACGGACATTGAGACTTTTGGTGTAACGTTTAGATACCAATTCTTTGAATCGAATACTACTACTTAATATCTTGTATAAGTATTAAGACAGGAGAAAAATATTATGGCTGAACTATTTGGATTTAGTATCACTCGTGCTAAAAAGCAAGACGATCCAAAACAAAGCTTTACTGTAAAACAAGCGGATGACGGTACTCAAACCGTCGCCGCTGGTGGTTATTTTGGTCAGTACCTTGACATGGAAGGTACTGCCAAAACAGAGGCAGATTTAATCCGTAGATACAGAGAGATTTCAATTCATCCTGAATGTGACATGGCAATAGAGGATATTGTCAATGAAGCAATTGTGGCTAATGAATTGAAAGACGCTGTTAGGGTTAACATTGATAACTTGCCTTATGGTAAAGATATACGAGTTAAAATTGAGGATGAGTTTAAAGAAATATTAAGGCTAATGAGCTTTAATACAAAAGGGCATGACATCTTTAGAAGATGGTATGTTGACGGTAGAATATTCTATCAAAAGATTATTGATAGAGAAAGTCCTAAAAAAGGGATTACAGAATTAAAATACATTGATCCTAGAAAGATCAAAAAGATAAGAGAAGTTAGAAAGAAAAGACCTGAGGGTGCTACAGGTCCTAACATGCTTAACGTAGTAGATGAGTTTGTTGAATATTATCTATTCAATGAAAGAGGTATTACAGGTACTACTTCAGGCATGGGTATTAAAATCGCACCTGACACTATTGCTTTTTGTCCATCTGGTTTAATAGATCAGAATAAAAACATGGTGTTATCTTATTTACACAAGGCAATTAAACCTGTCAATCAATTAAGAATGATTGAAGACGCAACTGTTATTTACAGAATAGCAAGAGCACCTGAAAGAAGAATATTTAAGATTGATGTAGGTAATTTACCTAAAGTAAAAGCTGAACAATATTTAAGAGACGTAATGGCAAGATATAGAAATAAACTTGTCTATGACGCTTCGACTGGTGAAATAAGAGACGATAGAAACTATATGTCAATGTTAGAAGACTTTTGGTTACCTAGTAGAGAAGGTGGCAGAGGCACTGATATATCAACTTTACCTGGTGGTCAAAACTTAGGTGAGATTGCTGACATAGAGTATTTTCAAAAGAAATTATATAGATCATTAAACGTACCTGTAAGTAGATTAGAAGGCTCACAAGGTTTTAATTTAGGTAGATCAACAGAGATTACTAGAGACGAACTTAAATTTACAAAATTTGTACAGAGATTAAGAAAGAAATTTACAGAATTATTTAATGACATATTAAGAACCCAATTAGTTTTAAAAGGCATTATTGCTGAGACTGATTGGTCATCAATAAGAGATAACTTACAATATGACTTCATACAAGATGGACATTTTGCTGAATTAAAACAAACAGAAATGATGAGAGAACGATTAGGTTTAGCAAATGAAATGAGAGATTATATAGGTAAGTTTTACTCAGTTAAATATGTTAGAAAACATGTGTTAAAACAAAATCAAAGAGAGATCGAAGATATGGATAAAGAGATTAGAAAAGAAATCGAAGATAAAATTATCCAAGATCCTATGGCACAAGTTACTAACAGCGAAGATTTATAATAGGAGAATAAAATGGCAGAAAATACAACTAAAGACTTTATTGACGCTTTAGCTCAAGGTAAAAATGATGACGCTGGTGAAGCGTTTAAAAATGCTTTAAGAGGTAAAGTTGGTGATAGTTTAGATCAAATGAGAAAAGATTTAGCAGGAAATTTATTTAACGGTGACGGAACTGTTAATGCTGAACCTCATAGTGATCCTAAACCAGAGATTGCTGATCCAGGTACTTTTAATAAAGATGGTTCTGTAAGTGCTACACCTGATGGCAAAGCAGAGGTAGATTTAACTCAACCTTCAGTAACAGGTGTTGATATAGAAAATGCCTAAAGTCAGTAATCTTTTTGAACAAAAAAAGTTAGTAAATTCAAAGGCTTACAACTCTTTAACGCCTAAGATGAAAGAGGCAGTTGAAGAAATGTTTAAAATGATTAACAACAAAGGCAATATTATTTTCAATGTAGAAAATGCTGTTGACAGAGTTGCTGAAATAAAGAAGATTAATAAAGACGAACTATATCAATATATTGAAAAAGAAACAAACGAACAATTAGGAGTGTAAAATGGCATATCAAGGATCTTTCAAATTAAAAGGTGCTACTACATCTGCTGGGAGTGCTATCTCAGCTAGTAATTTTAGTAGAGCTCATTTTGTAAGAATACAAACACAGGCAGCCACAAACACTGTTACAGTCGTTGACTCAGATGACGTAGCTATAGGAACTTGTATATTGGTAACAGCAGGTGATTCAATAGTTATAGAAAAATCGCCTGGCGATAAAGTTTCAACATCTGGTAATGCTGTAGGCAGTGCCGTTGCTAGAACTGGTTAATAATTATGGCAATAACTACGACACAAGTGGTTGATGATAGTTTTAAAACTATTACATTTGGTAAAGGCATAGGTAACGAAAGTGAACAAACTTTTGTTGAAACAGAAAAATTGTTAAATGCTTCAAGTGAACCAAAAGTGTCTATTGCTAATTTAGAATATGAGATAATAGGTACAGGTACTTGTACTATATTTTTTAAAAACGATACAACAAAAAAGGTTGAGATCAGTGGTAGAGGTAATTATGGTCTTAAACCTAACGAAGAAAAAATAAAGAATGTGGTTGGCGATATTTTATTATCAAGTGACAGCAATGTGTCAACTTATAATATTATATTAGAAACACATAAAGAAGAGGGATTTAATGGCTGATACAGTAACAAGTCAAACTATAGCAGATACATCTGGTCTAAAGTTTACAGTAAAACTAACTAACTTTTCAGATGGTACTGGTGAAACACAAGTTAAAAAAGTAGACGCTTCAGAGCTTACTTTTATGACCGAAGATGGCAATAGAAAAATCAGTAAAATATGGTATTCAGTAAATACAGCTAATCCTAAGTCAGCAGTTGAGTTAATATGGGACGGTGCTACTAACGCTACAGCTGTGTTTTTGAGTGGTCAAAGTCATTTTGATTTTAGACCATCAGGTAGTGAGATTCCTAATAGTGCTACTACACCTACTGGTGATGTATTATTAAGTACACATAATTTTGCTAGTGGTGATAATTACACAATTGTAATAGAGTTTAGATAAAAAAACTTATAAATAGTAAGTATAAGAGAGAGAACTTATGAAACTAATATCGGAAGAAATACAACAAGCCGAATATCTGGTAGAAGAGAAAAACGGTAAGAAAGAATACAAGATAAAAGGTGTTTTCTTACAGTCAAATATCAAAAACAGAAACGGTCGTATATACCCCAAAGAAATTTTAGACAAAGAAGTCAAAAGATATAACGCAGAATTTATCAATAAAAACAGAGCGTTCGGCGAGTTAGGACATCCTGACGGACCTACTGTTAACTTGGAAAGAGTTAGTCACATGGTGAAAAAACTCTATCCAGAAGGTGATAACTTTATTGGTGAAGCTAAGATAATGAATACACCATACGGTAAGATTGTAAAAGGTCTTATTGATGAGGGTGCCCAATTAGGAGTATCTAGTCGAGGTATGGGTTCATTGGAGCAAAAAAATGGCGCAAAC